CTGTTTCGTGAGCGTCATATTTGGAGTTAATCCCTATGAAATTACCAGATGGATCACTTCCACTTGCGTATAGCTTCGTTCGGGATACCGTCGTACCAACAGAAACATTTTGACTTGTATCAATAGTAACCGCGTTAGACGTAGCATTATCATCTATACCGGGGCTGGTGAAAGACCCCTCGGCCGTTATTCCAGGCGCTGATATGTCGCCTGTAAACACCTGCCCAACAATCTCTGCGTACTGACTATGCGGGTCAGCCAGCGCAACGTGGTCGCTTACAGCCGTGGTTGCGGCGCCCGCTGCGTCAAAACCTGTTGAGTGAATGCCGTCGAGCGTGTCGGCATCCAGCCCTTTGCCCGTCCCCGGCCCGGTTGCGCCGCCGAAAAACAGGCTGACAAGCTTGTTAATCGCCGCGACCATATACCCCGCGAGCGCGGTCGTGGTCGCGGCGTCGGTCACGTCATTGAGTTGGTTATCGGCTACAACCTGCGCCCAAGATGCACTGACCGCGGATGTTTGCTCGCCGAGCTTGTTTGCTAGCTCATTCCGTGCTACCCCGACCTGGTGGCCGATGGGGCGCTCTGCGTCGGTTGAATAGTCTGCGTCAGTCAGCGTATCCGACGGTGCCGCGGTTTTTGAAAACCGGTAAATCTTGTTGATAGCCATAATTTTATCCGAAGGTTAGTGATTGTAGTTTAACGCCCGCGGGCCGTATCTGTATATACTCGTCCGAGAGCATCAGCTGCTCCAGTGAGGACAACGACCCCAACACGCGGGCGCTCATCGTCATATCCAGATTATCTGTGATTTCGATCGAGACGCCCGAATACGCGGCCCAGATGCGCTTGATACCCTCGACCGTGCCGCTGCCCTGATTAGCAACAGCTTTGGCCTTCAGTATCCGGCGGTACATATCGTCAGGCAGCGCCTGTATACTGTCCGGGTTGCCGTACCGCCCTCGCCAAACGCCCGCGGCCCAGCCCGTTTTGTTTGGATTGAGCGCGTCGCCCCACGTGAAAAACATGTCCGTTATCGGGGCCTTCACACGGCGGCTTAGCCCGAGCCACAGCCCGATGTCGTCCAGCTGTGCGCCGGTCGCAACGTCCAGATCAAACCCATCCCGGATGTGGGTGTAGGCGCCTTCTGCGTCTACAAATACACCGCCCACGCTCGCCACGAGCGCGCGGAAACGCGGCTTATCTGCATGTTCGCTGGCGATTAGCTCTGTTGGATCGTCAATCATTGCGGGGCATTAACGATCAGTTCAATGTTTGAAACGTCGGCCGTCGCGAGTTCCGTGAACGTCGTCGGCAGGCTGAGCAATCCGTAAGGTTCTCCAACAAAAGCCAAATCCACGCCCGTTACGTCGTATGTCAATGCGCGGTCGTCGCGTAGGATTGTCGTGGCCTGTAGCCGCGAATAGTACACGTCGGCGCCGATTGATAAGCCATTCACATAATCCGCAACGCTCTGCCTGATCGCATTGCCAATCTCAGCCAGATACCCCTCGCCCAACACCGTCAGCGTCACCCGCGCGCGCACTGGCCTGATCGTAGGCCGGTAGAAGCGCACGTCGGTAAACACACCGGTGCCGTTATCAGTGCTGACAACGGTCGTCCCGTCAAGCCCCGTCCCGGGCGGCTTTTTCGCGGCAATAATCTCGCCGATCTTGGACGCGGCGCCGCCCTCAATAACAATCGCGACGCTGTGCCCCGATATACCGTTGCTGTCCAGTGATCCCGACGTGTTCTCGTATACAGCGCTACGGCCCACGCCCGGTATCTGTATGACGGCGGCTATAATACTCTGGAGCGTACCTTGAGCGGGATACGTGACCGAGTTTGTTTGCCGCTGCCGTAGCTCTGCGTCTGTTTCCACAGCCACGCCCGGCGCGGCCCGGTTCGGGTTAGTAACGGCTTGCCACCCACGCGTAGGCGTTATGATATACGTGACGGTGCCGGGCAACGATTGTACAACGCCCGGAGTTTCTGCCGTAGCGGTAACGGTCGTTGAACCATCGGTGCCGATGGTAGCGGTAGCGGGTAAGAACCAGTTGTTTTTGTTGGAGTCCTGCACAACGCCGTTGTTGATAGTCGTGCCCACGGTGCCCGTAACGTCAACGTCGACAGTTGAGTACGTCGACAAACGCCGCGTTAGGCCGTTTAACTTGACGGCGCTCGACAATCCGGTTCCAACCGCCGTGTGAGGCGAGAATCCGTTGTATACGTTGATCGCTGTAGCGTTTGAGTCGTTGATCAGTTGCGCGATGATGCCCAGGAACTCGCCATCCTGGCTGTCGCTCCCTAGGTAGACATCCGGCCCAAATATCTGTTGGTACTCGTTTTGCAGGGCTACGAGTATTTCGGACAGCGGGGGCGCGCTGATACCTGCGTTGCTTATTGTGGCCGTTACCGTCATAGGGCTACCTGCGACTCGCCGTATTCCGTCTGGATCGTAGCGTTGATGCTCAGCGCGCGATCCGTTATGTCACTATTGTACGCTATAAGCGAAATAACGCCCGGTGTGCTTAAAATTGTCTGCCTTACCAGGGCATCGTAGGCTCGAGGCGGTAGGCTGCGCAATACCTCACTACGCCACGGCATACCGTCGTCGGGCGATAAGTTCCATTCGCCACGGTACAGTAGCAGACGCGTCTTCACGATCTGCGCTACCGCCTCCGGCTGATCCACGTAAAAATCTGCGCCCGTTCCCAGGGCGTAGTCGCCGTTCGCGGTTAGCTTCCGGTATTTCATCAGTTGGGTGCTCCGGTCGTGCCGCCGCTATCGCCGGGGTGATCATGGCTCGCGAGGCTAACGCCCGCGCCCGTAACGTCGCCGGTGGCCGTTATGCTCCCGCTGACCGTTAGCGGGCCAGTGATATTGACCGGCCCGGTGATGTTCCATTCACTAGCAGATCCGGTAACGGTGCCGCCAACCGTCATATCAACATTTCCCGTCACCTGCTCAGCTACGTTACCGCCAACCGTAGCAGCTACGTTACCGGGCGTTACTACGTTAATGTCGTGGCGTGTTGGATGTATCTCTATGTGGGCTGCACCGTCGTCCGACCGCAGCTGCGCGGTCTCGGTCGATATGCCGCTGATTGTATTGGGTTGCGACTGCGGCCCAATGATTGCGAATCCATCGTTGATATCGTGAAGGCGTAGCTCGGGCGCGAGCTGCACGCCGCCAGATTGCCACCAGCCGTCGATACAGCGCGACGAGAACACAACAAGGCACTCATCGCCCGGCTTTACCGGGAAAGTCAGCGTCACACCGCCCCCGCGCGGGAAACACACTGGAACGTCTGGCAGCAGCGGCAGGTCTTGTGACTCGGCTGAACCGTCTGCCTTGCGCACGATGCCTTTGACGGTCAGTTGCACTTCCGCAGTTACCGCACTCGGATCAAACGTCACGATATAGCCGGGCATAGCCGTCCACAGGCCAGATTGCATCCCGATGAAGCTTTCATACAGGCTGTCTTCAAGCTGCCCGTCACGCTGCCGATTATCCATATTTTATTCCTGCCGATCCTTTGGAACGGCGCTCCGGTAGGTACCGCTCTTCGGCACGTTGCCACCGGTGGCCGATACGCACAACAGTTCGCTGTACCACTCGTTGCCGCGCGTGTCGCCGGTGTGGTTGACTGAGTATATCTGGTAAACGCCGCTGGCGTCGTATGATGGTATATAGGGTGTGGCAGTGTACTCGACCGGCAGATTGGCGCCCTGGATCGTGCTGTTGTCCACCTCGATCAAACTGCCATATTCAAACCGCGCATCAATAAGCGCTTTGAGCGTTATCCCGTCGACGGTCTGCTGCGGCAACCCGATCAAGCCCGTGCCGGGCGTGAGCTTGATCGCGACGCCCGGCGGTAGCTCATCCTGCGGCCGAATCTCAGCCTGTCCGTTTTTGATCGACCAATCGGCGCCCGCGTTGGTCATAAGGTTATTCAAAACATAGCGCGTCCCGCCAAATAGGGCTTTGCCGCGAGGCATGGGCCGTGTCGGTAGGTCACCGATGTACCCCCGGGTTACCCCATATTCAATAAGCGAATCGACCGCCAGGAGGGCCTGGTCTTTTTGCGTCCAACCCGCTGCTATGGTCAGGCTAACGTAAGCTTGATTAAAAGCAATATCGCCATCCGAACAAACAAAGTCAATGAACGTATCGCGCGCGTCCGCGCGCAGGCCGTAGTTGTATTGGCGAATCAACCCATAGAACAAGCGCGCCGTCTCGTTGCCATACCCCACGCGCAGGTCAATTTTGTCAAACTCATCCTGCGCCCGATTAACGGTGTCCTTGCTTATATTGTAGACGCGGATCACCGCCCAGTTCGGCGTTTGTTTTGTTGCTTGATGAATCTCGAAGCTGACGCGAAGCTGCGACAGATCGAGTGCTTCATCTGCGTTGTGTAGGTATAGCTCGCACTTGCGTTTGAATTTAATCATCGGTGACAAAGTACAGGCGCGTCGCCTGCCCCAGATTGTCGCGCGTGGGCTCTGCGAAAACGGTACTATCGGACAGGATAACCAAAGCGCCGCCGATACCCAGATGCTGATATTGGCTCAAAATATCAACGCCCGTAACTAGCGGCAAGCCGAGTATTATCGGTTCTGCGGAATCTTGCTCGGTGGAGTAAACATCGAGCGTCCACCCGTTGCGGTACGCAAGCACAAACCGGTAGGTGCGCTTGGCCAGGTCAATATTAAAATACTGCGGTTTCGGCGTTAGCGGTATCTCGCTGATCACGGCCCGACCTCCTTATACGATACTACGCCGTTAGGCTCAAGCGCGAAAGAACGCCCCAGCTCCTCGCTATCAGCCTGGCCACCGATGTTTGTCGAATCAACCTCGCCCCGGTAGCCGCTCCCATTTTTAGCGATCTGTTTGCCCGTGTTCTGCGGTACGCCCCCGTTTTCCGGCAGCATATCGGCGTCGGTGTCCAAACCGCTGATATCCACGAATTCTGTTCGGACTATGAATAGCTGTTGGAACGTGAGCGTAGCGCTCAAGCTGTTCTCAGTGTCAGCATCCGTCGTGACTTCAATCGCCGTGAGCAAAACGTCCTTGTACTCACGCTTGCCTGTCATAACGTCAAACGGCTCCCGATTCGCCTGTAGAGTCAGCAGATCTGTGTACGTGTCGCCGCTGCTCCCGGCTTTGTCTAGCAATCCCGAAATAAGTCCGTTGGCCAGGTACCGCCACAGCACGGTCATTTCCAGCGTCGGCATCTCGTTGTACGCGTGATCAGAGATAGCCGCCCCGGCTTCAATCGGGTGCTGGGTTATCGTGAGATTGTCCTGGTGAACCTCCTTCACGATAACGTCGGGGACAAAGCCCGCGATGCTGCGACCCTTTGAAAATAGTACGCCGCCCAGCGCACTGGCAAACGGATTTTCGGCGCCGGCCGCGTTGGCTGTTACGGCGGCCGCGTTGGCTGTTACGGCGGCCGCGGTTGCTGCTCTTGAGATGCTCATTGCGTTATCGGCGCCCCATTCCGTATGGCCGATCCGTTCTTCTGGCGCAGCTTGCTTTCGATCTCGCGGCTAACTGCCCCCGGATCGGTGGCTCCTGTGATGTGGAACGTGTTGGTGTTGTAGATTCGGCTGGACAACGCCCCGCGCTCCCTAGCCTCGCGATCCCACGTTGCTTGCGTGCTACCAGGAACTTCGTACTGGCGCGACACGACACGGCCCGCCTTGTCAGCCGTGTCGGCGTTTTTCAGCGCCTTGTACGCGCCCTGGTGCGTGTTCTTCATTTCCCAGGCCAGCGCCTTGATTTGCTGATCCACCGAAGAGCTCTTGATCTTGAACCCCAGGGCGTCTTCGATTGCTTGGCGCCGGCGCGCGCCCCACTGCGCGATGCCGTGCCCCTGCGCAACGCCTTGTTCGTTGTCGTCGCCGGCCGCGGTAGGGTCGAGGCTGGATTCTTTTTGTAGGTTCCCGATAATCCCCGCGATCTGTTTATCGTCCAGGCTGGGCAACGCTTTGCGGAGCATCCCGGCCAAGCGCGTCGTCTTGTCAACGTTGGACGTACTATTCCAGACACGATTCTTGATGCTGATCAGTTTGTCCGCAACGCCCCCCTTCTTGCGCGCCTTCGGCTGACCGGCCAAGCGCGGTTGGCTGGCCTCCTTTCGGGCCAACTCTGCGCGGGCAATCTCTGCGCGTTCGTACTGATCAATCGTAGCGCGGGCCTGGGTTAGTTTGTTTGCCTGATCCGCTCGTTCAAGTAGGGCGCGGGCCTGGGTCACCTCCACCTGCACATTAGCTTGTTCTGCCTGTTTGGCCTGGGGCGCCTGTTTGGCCTGGGGCGCCTGTTTGGCCTGGGGCGCCTGTTTGGCCTGGGGCGCCTGTTCCGGCGCCGGGCCGCGGTCATACTTCGTGCGGTGCTGGCCGGCTGCTTCCTCGCGCCTTGTCCGGGCATCTCGCTTGAGCACCTCTTGAGCATGAGCCCTGTCCGACGGGCTCGGTGGCGGCCCGGTGCTGTCATCTTGTTCCGATTGTTTGACGATGTTTCGGGCTTGGGTTACTTCCTCCGGGCTTGGCCGTGCCGCGGCTGTCGCGCGCAGTTCAGATCGTTCGCCCTCGGCCTCCGACTCGCCCTCGCCTACGACATCCTCATTATTGCCTCCGTGGATGCCCAGCCCGAACGCCCCCAGAAAACCGGCGACTGTCTTGCCGATTCCGGCGGCAAAATTCGGGAATTCCTTCTCAAGCCAGTCATTAAACGCCGAACCGAGCGCCCAGCCGCCGGCGCCGGCGCCGACAGCCATCAAACTCTGCACGCCAATGAGCCCGGCGGTCAGCACCTTCAGCGTAGCTACTATTCCTAGCAGCGTCCAAGCCCAGCCTGACGTTGCTTTGTTTACGGCGTCGAACGCGTCTGTTGCATCGCCCCAAAACGCGCGGATGTTATCCGACCATTGCTTAATAGTATCGCCGACATTTTTGCCGTTTTCGGCGAGCCACGCGTTGATCTGCTTCAATACGCCAACCACCCCAGCTTCGCCGAACGATTGCGCCGCGGTGTAGGCGAAACCCCTAAAGCTAGCCCCCATCAAATCAAACTGCTTCGTGATCTTGCGCGACTGCTCCGTCAGTTTCTTGACCATGGTCTCATCAAACCGGTCTTTGTACTGCTGCTGCGATTTCTCGAACTGCTCGTTCAGGTTCCGGTGGCCGAGCATCAGCTTTTCTTGTATTTTGAGCTCTTCAGCCCACATCACCGCCCTGTACTGGGGCATTGTGTCGAACACGTCCAGCAGCTCGTGCATGATCTTCAATGTGCTCCGCATCTTACCGTCTGCGTCGCGCGTATCAACACCAAGGTTTTGGATCTGGTGCTCGCGGCCCTCGCGGCCGGGTGACTTGCGAATGGCCGCGGCTAACCCTTCGACCGATCCCCGCGCGGCCTCGGCCGATGAGCCCGTCTGATCCGCGGCGAAGCCAAACGCCTCCAGGTTCCGGCCGCTAGCGTCAAGCCGCTTGGTGGCAAAGTAGAGCCCGCTCAGGTCGTTGGTGATCTTGTAGAACCCAGCCGCCGACGCGGCTACAAGCCCGGCGAGTGCGGTCTTGAGACCAAGAACCTGCTTGGTCGCGCCGCCGACCGACTTGTCAAATTTGCGCTCTTGATTATCATCGACCTTGAAGCCCAGCTTCGTCACGAAGCTGCGCATGACGTTCTCTTCAGCCATCGTAGGCTCCAATCATATCGTTCATGAACGCAATATCTTCCAGCCCCACCGTCCCGTCGATTAGCGACTCATACCGGCACCAGCCCTTAATCACAGGGCGCATAAGCCATTCTTCCGGCCCTAGTTCGCGGTACTCGCTGGTGTCTTCGCCGACACGGACTCCTGCCCGGCGCTTTGCAGGAATCCGTCGATAAAACCGCCCAGCTGATCCACAATGACTTGGTAGGCCAGCTGCATGCCGTCCGCCATCGTCAGGTCGTCGTACATCAGCTGACCGTTCGCCCAGATCGGGTAATAGTAGTTGCCCTGCTCGCGCTTAACAACGCTCAACGTCGTGTTGACAATATACTCAACGGTTTCGTCGCCGAGGCTCGCGAGCAGGTCTGTGATAGGCCCAAGATGCGCTGCGGCATCTTCTAGGCTAACAGATTCACTCTCCAAGTCCTGAACGATCGGCAGCAGTGGCGCGATCAGCGGCGAAATACGCCGCGATACGTGCAACTGCTGAAATGCCGTCAGATTGTCGATCCGGTAAGTCGCGCCCTTGTGGTGGATTTCGGTGGTCATACGTTATACGCCCCGATTACTGGATCAATCTTCACAGCATGGAACTCCCACTCAACGGTGTCGCCGTCTTGCGCATAGGTGTAATCCGGGATGCGAACGAAGGCACATTCGCGGCAGGCCCAAAGGTCGCCGGCCTGGCTGTTGCTGACCGTTATAACGTTGAGGCCCCACATTGCTGAATCGACAGACTGGGCGGTGAACGCGGTATTGAGTAGCGCGTTGGTCGGCGACGTTTTGAGTAGGCGGATTGTGACCGTGCCGGACTTGTCCTGGCGCTTGGTCTGCATGCCCTCGCCGTCCGCGCCAATCGTCATCATATTGCGGTCGGTGGTGAACGACAGGGTGATGCCCTCTTCCGCGTTTGCCGAACCGGCACCAAGCGCGATGGACGCGCCGGGGGCGGCCAGCGTCGCGCTAACGTCTCCAAAACTATACGTTGCCATGTTGTGGTCTCCTAGCGGTTGACGTTTACGATAACGTCAACGGAATGAACCGCGCCGGCGAGCTTCGCCGCCACCTGGATCGCGGGTGATTTGCGCGCTGCTCGGTCGGATGCGCTCTGTGTACGGATCGGTGCGGCATAGGTGTAGTAGCCCTTGGGCAGCGTATCACCGGTGTGCAACGACCCGAACACAACTGTGGATTGCCAAACGCCCGCGGCCAGTAGGCCATTCACGACGGCTTGCGCGCAAGACCGCTCAACGTTCGTCTGGAGTTGGTTGACGCCCGGATCAGTCTGCGGGATTTTCGTCTGCGACGTGTAGAGCAAGTTGTACAGGTTTGTCTGAATATAATTCTGCAACCAATCAAGCCCGTGCCGCTCATCGAAGTAGTCGCCGTTGCACATGACGCCCTCCTGTAGGATGGCGGTAGCGTTGTTGTACTTGACAAACACGTTGCAATTCTTGTCCGCAAGCGTGCGCGCCTGGGTTGTGTTCAGCAACTCCGCCTGGGTTCCGGGCTCCTGCTTGAATTTGAGCGTGATGACGGTGTTCTGCGCCGTGTAATTAACGGTGAACGCGCGGCCCATTGCGCTTACGAAAGCGTAGGGATCGCTTGAACTGTACTGAATTGCTGTGCGAGCGTAGCCGCCTTCCATCAGGCGTGAGGCCAGGTCGTCGACAATAGTTGAGTCGACGGTCTGCGGGTCTTGGGTCGTCACGCCAAATATGCGCGACGTGCCCTGCGCTTCGATAACATCCGCTGTCGCAACAATAGCGTCGTCGGTAGCCTCCGCCGCCAGCGCCAGACCGTACCACGCGGTCGACCGGTTTGCTTGATCCTGCACGGCCTGGTCAAGTTCCTGAGCATCGACGCCCTGGAACGGTGCCGACGCATATTCAACGGTGAGGCCAAGCAAGGGTGCCAGGTCGGTACCGCTGCCCGCAGTGGGTGTGGCATAGGCAATAGTGGATGTAACACCTGTCGTGCCGGACGTTACCTCAAACCGGGAAAAGCTCGAATTCCAAATAACCTCGGTGCCGGTCGAAAATGCCGAAAGCGCGGTTTGAATTGCCGACGCCACACCATTCAGCGACGTTTCGCCCGCCAAATCAATGGATGTCGAATCAGCGACGTTTGCTGTCACTAGTACGCTGTCGATCTCGATGCTCAGCTCGCCGTCGCTGATACCGGTGAAGTCGCCGGGCGCGGCATCGGCGAGAAAACCACCGTTGAGCTTCGCAGCGGCGGCCGTCGCGGCCCATCGCGCAATGTACAGAAAATTGGGCTTGGGCGACTGCGCAAAAAACGCAGCAGCGGCCTGGTACTCAGGATCGTTGACCCCAAAATCCGCGGCGACGCCTTCCATCTGGCTGTACTCGCGCGGGTCTTCGCCAACCGCAATTGTGGGCGTGTTGCCGAGCAGCAGCAGCGAACCGAAGTTGCGCGTGCCCGCCGCGATCGGCGACAGATTAACGTCGACGTTTACAATGTCGCTGACTGAAAGCCCTTCACTCATATCTTTCTCCAATACTCATTCCGTGATAACCACGTGCTGTTTAGGCATTCCAACGTCATTGTGTAAATCGACCGCGGTCGACGATACAGTTAGAACATCATACCTTAATTCAACACGTCTCCGATACTCTACTGTTACGTCATATCTGTTGTAATATTGCTCGTTCAAAAGAACGGGCGCGGGCGTGATCTGCGAGCATGATCCGTAGTACAGGCCATAATACTCGGCCAGCTCAAGGTTCGCGCTCAGTTGCGCGGTCGTCGTGAACCGCGCAACGTTGTCCATGGCGTCTGGGCCGTAGAACGAGCACAGAAACTCAATCTGTTCATGGCGCGCCGAAAAGCCTTCGCCTTCCGCCGCCCAGGCGTCTTGGTTGATCGTCTGTACGCCGAACGCTACCCAATTGGTATCGTGCCGCGGGCGCTGCGGCGGTTCGCGCTGCCAGCGCGGCCGGATGAGCGACTCGCCAATGCCCGTACAGCCCGCGATAACGTCGTGGACGGGATGGAGTAGCATGTCGCCATACGCCCTATTGGTTGGCTGCAGGTAGCCGCCGGTTGCGGTAGTGTTAGTTGGCGGCGCCATACTCTATGCCCGCTGATCTCGGCGATGCCAGGAACACGCCCACGCATCGCTGCTGGTCAGTGTGTCGTTGTTTGCATATTTGGTCATACCGTCTCGCCTTTTCGATTCACGTGCCGGACGCCGCCCGCACTGTGCAAAGCGCCCTATAGTAGCCGTTCTGGGCGTAGTTCTCAACCGCTGCGACGGTGTAGTCAGCGCCTTTGACGGTCAAAGTGTCCGGCTGGTGACCGGCCTTGGCGTCTAGTAGCTCGAAAGTCGTCGACACTACGATAGCGCCGACGCGCTGTGTTGCGTCAGGTATGCGCTCCGCGGCCAGCCCGCTTGCGGTCGTAACCGTCGCGCGGATGTATTCGGTTATGCTCGTGGTCTGCGTCTCGCCGTAGTCGTTCACGGTAGCCGTTCGCCGCGTGCGCTGGATCGGGGTGGCGAACAACCCAGATGTGGTGATACGACCTAGCTGGATAGTCATGCTACTTGACCAGCACATATGTGATCGAGTTCAGAAAGGCGCCCGTGCGTATCAACGGCGTTGTGCCCAGCGCGCCGATGCGCTGGCGTTCCGAAATCGTGTAACTCGCAAGCTCCGGCTCGATGCCCGCGGTTATGCGGCCCTTGATCGACGTGACAGCGGCCTGGCCTGCGCCGTTCATCTGCTGCTTCACTCGCCGGTCATCGCCGTTGAGCGCAGCGTTGGCAGCGGCATCAAGGCGCTTGTTGATCTGGCCCTGTGCCGCTTCAATGCCCGGCTTGAGCCACGGCCGCGCCGGTATATTCTCTTCCGGCTCACCGTACTCTGACACGTAACCGATCTGGGCGTTTGTAATGTCCTCGCCGCGCGCCGTTTCGTCTGCGGGAACCCCGACAAGAATCTCGCTCTTGGCCAACCGGCTGATAGCGGCCTTAACGTCGTTGAAGTTGTCCTGCTCGGCTTTCTTACCCATGGTGGAACCCGGGCACGCGCGGTTGCCCGCGAGGCAAGACGTGAACCGGCCCGGCACCAAACATCCGGAGCAGCCGGTAGTACCGCCGCCCGTAGGTTGTCTCATTCCAGTGGCCGGCGTTCATGTCCACCACGGATGCCGTGTCAAACGTCACAGACACACTGTCGACGTTCGCGCTTTGAACTAGACCGCTGAGCGAGTCTGCGCCCTGGGCGCCGCCCTGCGCGCCGCCCTGGGCCCCGTCTAGCGTCAGCATATGGGCCGTGTATAGGCCCGCGGCGAAGTCCAGCCATTTGTCCGTGAACCGGCGCTTGTTGAGCGCGTCATACGCCAGCTCGATATATAGCTCAACACTACCAGGCGGATACTTGACGGTATCCCCAAACGCTGGGTAGCGCTGCCGAAAATCCGAGCTGGACAGCGGCATGATTAGATGCCGTCACGGTACGCGATGGTCGACGGATACACCACTTCAACCTGACCCATGCGGCCAAAGTAGGTGGTCAGCTGGCGCAGGTCGCGGTACTCAACCGGCGTGCGCTGGATCGGAACCATCGGGAACCGGACATATTCCATCTGATTGGAATACGCAACCATTCGCGAATTCGCGGAGGCCTGGCCCGCGTTGAGCCACTTGACCGGCTGAATGTCGAGCGGGGTGCCGTTGATGGCGTTCGACAGGCTATTCATCTGCAGGTACTGAAGGATGGAAATGTTGCCTGCGGTCGAAACCTTGCCCTGGACGATCACCGAATACTGGTCAGGCGGTAACAGTAACTTGCTCGGCGCGACGGCCCAGCCGGATTCCTTCCAAGCGCTTTTCAACACCTCGTTAACGTCGGCCAGAATTTTATCCGGACCGGTCGCTGATGCGCTCCAGTTGCCAGTGGTGGCGGTCGCGCTCGACACGCCCGGATCGTTTAGCAGGCCGGTGGCGCCGATAGAGTCATCACCCACGTATACCATTTCGTCGGTATCCATCTGGTGCTTGCGCTGCATACCCATAAATTTCTGGGCGTCGATCGGCCGGCCGGCCTGCTGGGCGCTCGCCAGTTCGGGCAGCGTCCAGCCGAGCTGCATCGCCCACAAGGTCAGCGGGTGCGGAGTCTTGCTGATATCCAGCTGCATCGCCTGGATAGCGTTGGCATTTTTGCCGATGAACGCCTTACCGCTTTCGGATGGGCCGCCCGCAGATGCGAACGTGGAATTGCTGAAGCTGGACGTTTCATCGCCCATCGTCACGTCATTGCGCAGCATGATGTCGCGCGACCACGTAACGCTCGACAACGGCTGATGCAGCGTCTGGTCGAGTCGTTCAAGCTCACCGACGAGGAATGCCCCGGCGCTGTCTTGAGTCTGCTGGTCGAAAGTTAGCATTCGTGGCTCCTTAGATGTTATACGCGATTTCGACGTTGCCGGCGGCATCGCCTGTGGACATAAACACGGCGTTGGTGAGCTTGATGCTGTTGGTCGCCGTGGTCGGCGCTTCAGCCTCGATGCCCGCCGTGACCGGTGTCCCACCGGTGCCGGTCGCGACGCGAATGTACACCGGCTTGTTGAGGCCCGGCGTCCCAGCGTTGTTCTTGACGCTGATGTAACCGCGCCGCATCACGTTGGCCTGGCGGTCATAGGTCGGCGCTACCGACCCGGCGTTCACGTCGCCAGCGGTCGCGCCTTGGAACGGATAGGGGCGAACCAAAAAGCCATACACGTCAGCGGCCGCGTCGCCGCTGGCGATCGGGACAAACTGGTCATTGGCGTCGATTTTGCCCGGCAAGCCGTGAGCGGCGAAGCCCGACGGATCAGCGAACTGCTGCGACTCAATAGAAGCCTGGGATTCGCGAGTCAAAGCGCCCGCGAAGCCATGGCCCATGCGGTAGAGAAAAGCTGTCATATTAGGCTCCTGGCTTCATAGTGGCCCAGTGCTTGGCGTGGGCGTCGTTGAGTTCGGATGGCGTGGACGGCGCTCGTGCGCCGATATTGGCTCCGGTAGCCGGCGCGCCGGTGTTATTCCGATGCCGCCGGATTTCGGCAATCGCATCGAATGCGATATGGATGCGTTCTGACTCTGCCTTGAACGGATCGCCGGCCAACCGGGTGACAATGCCGTCGGCATCGTTTGCCGTAGCCATGGTCAGTACGCGACGCTTGAACGCTTCTGCGCTCTCGCCATCGTTGACCGTCGCGCCCGGCACGATAATCTCGGCGTTGGGTAAGCTGTCCTTCGCATCAACTGCGATGGCCGGCTTACTTTCTGACTCGCTTTCCGTCTTGGCCGTCATAGCCGTAACCGCGTCGATCACCTCCTGGACCTGAGCGGATAGCCGGGCAAGGGCATCGCCGTTCGGGCTGGCCGCGGTAGCAGCCGCGGTATCGCCGGGGGCAGCAGCCGTTGTATCGGCGACACCAGTGCTGGTGGTCGGCGGTTCACGGAATTTTGTATCAAGCTCAGCGCTGTCCTTCACGCCGAAAAACGTGAGAACGCGCGCTAGAGTCGTGTCCTGCATAATAGTGTCCTTTGGTTCGTGGTCGCCGATCTTAAGCCCTTCGCCGCCGCGTGCGCGGTCGACAAGCGCTAAATGATTCATTCGTAATTGGGATTGAATTGCGTCGTACTGCTCGCCGTCTGGCGTTACGCCATCCTGAAAGTCGATCTGGCAACTGTAGCCCATCGACAACTCGCGCTTGCCGGCCCGAAAGTCATTGACCGCTTCAGCGTCCATGAGCGTGAGCGGCACGCGAATGTATTCGCCGTCGCGCATAACCTCGTCGCCAGTCATACCAGCGCCGTAGCGCTTCCAGTTGTTAACGTCGACGTTTTCGTCCGGGTGGTTATTCGTCACCGGGCGGTGCGCGTAACTGCGCAGCGCGTCGGCCGCGAACACCTCGGATTCCGGGCGGTACACGCGAACGTTTGGCATGTCCGGCCGGTCAAGCTCATGGCCAGCGTAGTCTTGAATACCGGTGCGCGCCACGCGCGCGCTGGACACAAGGTAACCGTCACCCGTTATCCGGGTGGCGGCATCATCTACCGCTACGGCGTCATGTAATTCCATTCACGTATTTCCGCTACTCATCGTTACAGTAGCGTACCTTGGTTATTCAGGCGCGTCAAGCGCTTTGTGTAAAACCCGAGTCTTACTCTGGGATTAGCGGCTCGGGGTAGCAGCGACAGTTGAATATTTCCCCTGGGTGGTGGTGATATGTCCTGTCCCCCGTTTTCACGGCCGGGGGCGAATCCCAGCGAAAGGTCTTGTTGGCCACCGCCCGATGGCCCAGGCGAACGTCCGCGTCACCCGCGGTGCGCCATATGTACTCGTCGCTGCCTACGCTCTGCGCGCGTGACTTGGTGAATTGGGTCGTGGCGCGGGCCGTTTCTGTCCGAGCGATGAGCCGGGCGCGCGCCTTTGTAACGTCGCTGGTGTTGAGTAGTTCGCGCTCGATGGACTGGCCCCGCGATCCACCGGCCAACGCCTCCAGCGATAACTGGCTCACACGCTCCGCTGCCTCGGTAGGGATTGACTGAATCAGCTCAACCTGCTCAGCAACCAAAATCTGGCGCGTCTCGCTCATATCAACGCCGTCGATCTTGGCCCTAATATTCCGGCTCAGCTCGCGCGTCGTCTTGCCCCACAACTTTTCATCCTCGCGCTCGGCGGCAGCTACCATCACGCGCCCCGTCTCCCGCGCCCACTCGCGTAGCTCGGCTGAATACGCCTCCAGTTGCTGCCGAACGGTCGAAGCGCGCTGCGGATAGTTAACCACGTCATATGACTCGACCAACTGCCCCACGTTTTCCGCGATGCGATTAAGCGCGGCGTAGTAGCGGCGTTCAATCTTCTTGCGCGATGGCTTATACGTCGCCATCGCTGCCCTCCTCAGCCGTTTCCTCCAACGCGCTGTTGCCCTCTACGGCCGGCTCCGGCACGGCCGCCAACTCGGGCTCCGGTGCTTCGTTCTCCGCATCCTCAATATCCTGGTCGGTGATCGTGCTGAATACGCCGATCTTGCTAGACAGATTGCGCAGCTCTTCAAGCACGCGCGCGTGCGATATATTACCCTCGCGCTCCAGGTCATTCATAACCGTGCCGACGGACTGGGCGATGGTTGCTTTCTCGTTGTCGTCCAGCTGCCACAACGAGTTGAACGCAAACTCGAAGTCATCGTCCAACGGTTGCCCGGTTTCGCTACGACTGATCATTTCGTATAGAAGATGAAGCGGGGTGCGTAGCCGACTGTTTTGCGCCGCGTTCACGCCGTCGAAGTACGTCCGCAGATCGGATTCGCCGGTGCTCGATAGTCCAGCAGGCGACTGCCCGAACAGGCGTACCATCGGCACCTGGAGCGCGCCGGATAGCTGTTGGCCGAATTGGAGCATCATATCACTCAGCCCGCTAAACGCGTAGCTGCTGGTCTCAAACTCATCCTCGCCGTCAAGTATCGTGATGCCCTCGCTCGATTGCGTGGCGCGCATCATTTCAATCTGTTTGACCAGGCCATCGTAAGCCGGCCCGCCGCCCGCGACGAGCTCGCGAAATCCCGGCACCTTGAGCGTGCGGAGATGCGCCTTGTAGACTAGCTGCGCCGCGCCCTGGGTCGTGGAGTCAAACGCCACCATGCGATCCCAAACGCGCTCCAGCACCGACTGCCCCCAAAGGTTTTCGGCTAGGCGTTGCCAGTATGGCAGATGAACACCCTCCAAACGTATGCATCGCGTGTGATGAATCTTGGCGCGGCGCAACGCCATCGAGTCGGCCACCACGTCATAGTATTGGGGCAGACCGAAGTGCGGCCCATAATCCTCAACCAGGTCGTTAAGACTCGGCTGGATCATCCAGCGGTCGAGTACCTGGATGCCTTTGAACTGGCCGCGCTTAATCGACTCGACGTTGAGCGGTGTAGACAGGTCTTGGCCGTCGACCATCATGACTGCGATCGCCCCGCCATACAGCCGCGACCACTTGACCGCTTGACGCAACTGATTCCAGATTTCCCATTTCTCGAACCCGCGGTGAATAGCGCCCGCCCGATCTGGATCAATCGCTGACGTGATTGTCGATCCCGCACGCGTCATATCCTCCGCTACGGTATCAATCGCTACACCGGCCACCCAGTTCGTGCGGTATGCTGACTCCAACTCCCAGCGGTTGCGACTCTTGTAGCTCTGCCGGTAGTGGCTGCCGTCCTGCTGACTCCCCGCGCCTAGCCCTAGCTGCGCAGAGAAATTCACAAAGTTGTCCTTGAATTCTTTCCACATATTAGCGTCCGTTATCGGTGAACTGCGCGGCGTTCGGCGCGAGCAGTGTTGCCAGCGCCTGCCGGATGCTCGAAACAATCAAACCGACCCAGAACGTACGTGTGACTGTAATCATTTGCCTAACCTCGCCCACGTGTCTAGCGCCGCGGCCGTGGGCGCGATGTAGTTAAAAGCCGCCGCGGCCGCGTCAACCTGATCCGCGTATTTCCCAACCGGGAAGGTCTCGTGCTCGCCCTTGAATAAGTAGTTCCAATCGGCGCGCAGTAGGTACACGTTACCAGCTTGCACCTGGGCAGCATACGGATCGGCGCGAACTTCTTTGCTGCCTGTTGCGGTGTCCGATCGTATATTGTAACCCGCGAGACTCCTGACCGTGCTTTCCGCGGACTCCTTGCCCCCTGATCCCGGCTCCTGCTCAATGAGAATATGCGTGCCGTGACCGTCGATCTGCGCGGTCTGCCTCAACAGCCGCTCGCGCTTGAGCGCCGACAGCTGATCGCGCAACACGTCCGCGATTATATACTCGCCGTCGCGCGTGCGCAGCATCAAGACGCCCGCGGTATACGCGCCGCCTTGGGCGGTGCCGGCTTTGTCCCAGCTTCGCACGCGCTTAACGATCTGCTTGGGCTCGGGCAAGGTGTCGATGATGCCGAACTGATCGACCGGGAACATGCCACCACCGCGCGGCGCGGGCCGCTGCTGGAACTGGCCGGCAACCGCGTAATCACCCATCGCGGTCTTGTCGCGCTCGACCACGTGGCGCGGGAACCTACCGGGGAACAACAGCTCACCGTCCTCAGCCCTCGGGTCGGTGTACCGAGTCGACAGGTGCGGGTGGCTGTGCTCATACTCCATCGGGAGCATCAGGTGATCGTACCCCATACCCGGCGCGAGCGCCTCGCCCGCCACGTCACCGACCGCTAACCGCTGCATGATGATAACGATCGCGCTTTTAGCCGGCACGTTCAGGCGCGTCGGCAATGTCTCGTGGAATATCCGGCGGGTGGTTGCTAGCTCGGCTGCTGACACGGCAGACTCTACTGAATGAGGATCGTCCCAGACTACGCGGTCGCCACGGCTGCCCGTCATCGACCGCACCGGCATAGCGTGACGAAAGCCCAGGCTGCCATTCTCGAACTTGCCCGCGCTGTTCTGATCGTTGGCTAGCCGCAGCGGCCACAATCCCTGGAACCAATCGGACGTTATGAGCTGTCGCATCCGGCGCGCGTCGCGCAGCGCATAGCTCTCCGAATGGGATGCGGTCACAAACCGGTGCTGCGGCAACCCGATCGGCCCCCACTCCCACGCGGGCCAGAACACGGCGGTTAGCAGAGATTTCATCGTGCCCGGCGGTACGTTGATCAATAGCCGCGTGATCTGGCCTGCCGTGACGGCCTCCAGATGCTCGCACAGTACATCCATGTGCCAGTTGTGGATGTACGGCGTAGACGGCTCGAGGACGTGCCAAGCCTGGAGCACGAAGCTAGCGAGGCTGCGCCGACAATATTCGCGCTCCACCGCCTTCATATCTGCATCGGCTAACTCAACCGTCACCGCGGCGCGCCTTCATGATCTCGGCCAGCGCTTCGTCACTCATCCCAGATGCGTCAAATTTTGGCACCAGGTCTTCGCCGTTGGTGGTGTGGTCGATGTTTGTTGACTCACGGAATCCTGCCTGCGTTTTCAGCCAAAAAATCATAGCAGTAACATCCCCGCCCTTGGCCTTGTTAAACAGTGCCCCGCCGATAGTAGCATTGGCTTTTGCTTTCGCCAGGTCTAGCTCATCTCGGTAATACTTGCGCAG